AGTGAGTAAGACGATTTCTGAACTCTATAAAGAGTTACCAGAAAAAGACGAGCATAAAGCATCTAAGGAGTATAAGAAATTATCCCCTAAGATGAAAGAGGCTGTTGACGCTATTTTTAAGGAAATGGAAAGTAAACCTTCAGATTTCCTAAATACTTTTGACAAAACTATAAATAGTGTTTCAAAAAAGTTCAAAGTTCCTCCAAAGGCACTTATGGATTACTTTGAGGCAGAAGTATTATCAATTTAGGAAAAGTAAAATGCAAGTAAAAGGAACAGCAACTGCTGGGTACTAATATGAAACTTATTGCAGAACAGATACAAGAAGTAGAATACATCGTTGAAGAGAAAGACGGTGGTGGAAAAGATATGAAGATTCGTGGAATCTTTATGCAGGCAGACATGAAAAACCGTAATGGTCGTGTCTACCCAATGGGCGTACTTACTAAAGAAGTCGCTCGATATAATAAGGAATTTGTTGCTGAAGGTCGTGCATTTGGGGAACTGGGTCATCCAGAAGGCCCTACTGTCAATCTTGATAGAGTATCGCACATGATCACAAAACTGGAAGCGGATGGAAAGAACTTTATTGGTGAGGCGAAACTGCTCTCAACTCCAATGGGGGAAATTGCGAAAGCACTAATCAAAGATGGTGGTAAACTTGGTGTCTCTTCAAGAGGCATGGGTTCACTTGAAAATAAAGGTGGTGCGAATTATGTGAAAGATGATTTTTATCTTGCCACAGCGGCAGATATTGTTGCAGACCCTTCTGCACCTCAAGCCTTCGTTGAAGGTATCATGGAAGGTAAAGAGTGGGTTTGGGATAATGGACTACTTAAAGAAGTAGAGATACAAAACCTCAAAGATGAGATTAATGAGAATGTAAGACGTAAACAGAGTAGTGTTTCCGCACTTGCCTTCGCAAAATTCTTGTCAAAAATTTAATCATTATAAATATGTTGAGAAAACAAACTCAAGGAGAAACCCTATGTCAGAACTAGACAAAACCATTGAGGAATTAGAAGCAGAAGTTGCTGCGGAGCTTGAAGAAGCTGCACAGGACGCCCCAAAAAAAGGTGCTGCTAAAGCTGATTCGATGGAAAAACAAGAGGGTGAAGTTGAAGATTTGGCTAAGGCTGTGGATAACCCAGAGTCAGGCGAAAGTGTTGGTAAGAAAGCTGCTGCAAAAGTTTCAAAAGCGGCCGATCCAAAACCTGCTGCAACCAAAGAAGATACTGAACTCGCTGATGACGATGCAGAAGAGATCGTTGAAGCAAAAATGACTAAAGAAATGATGAAGGCAGAAATGCAGAAGAAGATGGAAAGCATGAAAGCCCAAGACCTTGCGGCCGCATACGAATCAATGTGTGGTGAGGGTAGTGATGAAGAGAAAGAAGAGTCAGTTGACGAATCTACTCTTGATGACCGTCTTGCATCAGTTGATGTATCAGAAGACGTAACTGCACTTACAGATGGTGAAGAACTATCTGAAGAGTTCAAAGAAAAAGCATCAACTATCTTTGAAGCTGCTGTCAAATCTAAACTTCGTTCTGAAGTTGAAAGAATTGAAGAAGCAAAGGTTCAAGAAGTCGCTGAAGAAGTAAACAGAGTGCGTGATGAGTTGACTGAAAAGGTTGACGCATACATGAACTACGTTGTAGAAGAATGGATGAAGGAGAATGAAATTGCAATCGAAAGAGGCCTTAAAGGTGAGATTGCAGAAGACTTCATTTCTGGATTGAAAAATCTTTTCACTGAACATTATATTGATGTTCCAGATGAGAAGTACGATATTCTGGGTCAACAGTCTGAAAAGATTGATGAACTGGAAACCAAACTGAACGAACAAATTGAGAAGTCTGCTTCATTGAAAAGTGAAAAAGATGTATTGGTTCGTGAGTCAGTATTTGCAGAGGTTGCTTCGGACTTGGCTGACACAGAAGTCGAAAAGTTTAAGTCTCTTGCAGAAGATGTTGATTTTACAGATGAAGATACTTTCAGAGGTAAACTTGACACGCTGAAGGAAAGTTACTTTCCAAAAGCAACAACTGTCGCTGAATCTGTAGACAGTGCCGATGAAAGTGGTGCTTCCTACGATACAACTGGTGCTATGAGCGCTTATCTGAGTGCAATTAGTAAAAATGTAAAGCGTGCAAAATAACGGTTAAATAATCGTTTTTTATAAATATTATTAGAAAACTCAATAAGGAGAAAAACAAATGTTTCAAACAGAACATTTACAGGAAAAGTGGCAGCCAGTCCTAGAGCACAATGATCTTCCTGAGATCAAAGACTCTTATCGTAAGGCTGTAACCACAGTAATCCTAGAAAACCAAGAAAAAGCACTTCGTGAAGATAGAGGTTTCCTCGGCGAAGCTGCGCCAACTAACGCAACCGGCGGTGCCGTAGATAATTGGGATCCGATCCTGATTTCACTTGTACGCCGTGCAATGCCTAACTTGATTGCATATGATGTCGCTGGTGTTCAGCCAATGACAGGCCCAACTGGACTTATCTTTGCAATGCGTTCACGTTATACTAACCAAGCTGGTGCTGAAAATCAGTATAACGAAGCAGACTCAGATTTCTCTGGTGCTGGTACACACGCTGGAACAAACCCATCTGTTCTTAACGATACGCCAGCTGGTACATATACCAGTGGTACTGGTATGACAACTGCTGCTGCAGAAGCACTTGGTGATTCTGCTGGTAACTCTTTCGCTGAGATGTCATTCTCAATCGAAAAGAACTCAGTTGAAGCAAAATCAAGAGCTCTTAAAGCAGAGTACACAATGGAACTTGCACAAGATCTTAAAGCTATCCACGGTTTGGATGCTGAAACAGAACTTGCCAATATTCTTTCTGCTGAAATCTTGAACGAAATCAACCGTGAAGTTATCCGTACAATCTATGTGTCTGCGAAGCCAGGTGCTCAGATTGATACTGCAACTGCTGGTACTTTCGACATGGACGTTGATTCAAACGGCCGTTGGAGTGTTGAGAAGTTCAAAGGACTTATGTTCCAACTTGAAAGAGATGCTAACGCAATTGCTCAAGAAACTCGTAGAGGTAAAGGTAATGTGATTATCTGTTCTTCTGATGTTGCTTCTGCACTTCAGATGGCTGGTGTTCTTGATTACACTCCTGCCCTCAACAACAATCTGAATGTTGACGATGCTGGTAACACTTTCGCTGGTGTTCTTAACGGACGCTTTAAAGTGTACATCGATCCATATTCAGCAAACCAAGCTGCAAGTCAGTATTACACAGTCGGTTATAAAGGTACTTCACCTTATGACGCAGGTCTGTTCTACTGCCCATACGTTCCACTACAAATGGTTCGTGCAGTTGGTGAGAACACATTCCAGCCAAAAATTGGTTTCAAGACACGTTATGGTCTTACTGCAAACCCATTTGCTGGTGGTGCAACTGTTCGTAGTGGTGCAATCACTGCTAACGACAACGTATATTACAGAAGAGTTAAAGTTACTAACATCATGTAATAATAAAAAGAATTGGATTAAACCAATCTTGGGGAGAACTTTCGGGTTCTCCCCTTTTTTATTATCGGTATAAATACTATAAAGGAAGAAAATTATGGTAGAATTTAACCCACTCTCAAGACAACCAACTAACTTAGACTTTGCAAGTCCTAGTCAGTTTAAGTTCAATTTAATAAAAATTCCAAATGTAGAGTATTTTACTACTGGAGTAAATATTCCAGCAATATCATTTACTGGAGATGCTGAATTGAATACAAGGTATAAGTCTGTTGCATTCATGGGCGATACTATGGATTTCTCAGACTTGGAAGTAACTTTTTTGGTAAATGAATCTTTAGAAAATTATCGTGAGATTCACGATTGGATGACAGGTATTGGGTTTCCACAAGACAATCCACAGTTTGCTGCAGCTATTCGTAATAGTCCACAAACAAAACCAAACACTAAAAGTACACTAAATCCTTCATCACTAACAAGTGATGCAACGATAACAATATTAACAAATAAAAATAATCCTACGGTAAGGGTTAATTTTACAAACTGTTACCCAACATCATTGTCTGGGCTTCAATATAATACACAAAATACAGACTCAGAACAATTGAGTGCGACAGCAACATTTAAGTATGATTTGTATAAGTTTGAGGTATTATAAATATATCGAGCAGAAGATGGTTGACTTGAACAATCTTTTTCTGAGTTCTGAAGTTAGAACAATTTAGTAACGCAAGTTGCAAACCTCTCTGCTCTTTTTTATTATTAGGATGTGAATATAGAATGAATTTAGAAGAACTACAAAAAGAAGCAGAGAAAGATAGTCATATTGATGACATTTCTCTGGACATCGAATCCCTTAAAATCCCCAATCTGAAAAGTAAGTGGTTGAGATACCATAGTCACTGGTCACTTCTTGTTAAGAAAACAAAAGGAGACTTTAATATTCTGAAACTGAAAAAGACAGAATATTTTGGTGGTAAGGCAACTGCTGAAGTTTACAGAGACAATCCATTTGACCATAAAATATTGAAGGCAGATATCCCTCTTTACTTGGATGGTGATGAGGATATGAATAATCTAAAAAATAAGATTGCATATTACGAACAGTGTGTCTATGTTTGTACTGAAGTTATTACAGAACTTACATGGCGACATCAGAATATAAAGAACTCTATTGATTGGAAGAAATTTACAGAGGGAACTCTATAATTGACTAAAGTATCTAAGAAGAATGAAGTATATCTAACAGTTGATACTGAACCTTCTACAGCAAGGGCATTATCAGATTTCTTTACATTTGAAGTTCCAGGCGCAAGATTTATGCCTGCGTATCGCAATCGTATTTGGGATGGAAAAATTCGTTTGTACTCTCCAGCTACAGGCGAACTTTATATGGGATTGTTACCATATCTTAAAAAATGGTTAGATGACTATAACGAAACATATGAGATAAGTGAGGAATTAAAAAATGACAAACAAATCGACAAACAAATATTGGATGGATTCATTAGACAGCTTAGACTTCGATCCGATGGAAGAAACATCAAACCTCGTGATTACCAAGTTGATGCGGTTGAGCACGCTATTAGAACCAGTAGGTCTCTTCTTCTTAGTCCTACTGCTTCGGGTAAGTCACTTATAATCTACATTCTTATACGTTACTATATAATGCTTTTAGAAGGAAGTGTAACAAATAAGTTGCTTATTCTTGTTCCGACAACATCTCTGGTTGAACAGATGTATTCTGACTTTATCGACTATGGATGGCAAGAAGAGTATATGCAGAAGATATACAGTGGACATGATAAGAACGTCACAAAACGTGTTGTCATTTCTACTTGGCAATCAATATACAAGTTTCCTACAAAATACTTTGAACAGTTTGGTTGTGTCATTGGTGATGAGGCACACCTGTTTAAGGCGAAATCTCTTACAACAATTCTGACTAAACTACATCTATGCCCGTATAGGTTTGGTTTGACAGGTACTTTGGATGGAATGCAGACACATCGACTAGTACTAGAAGGATTGTTTGGTACACTAAATAAAGTTGTATCCACAAAAGAGTTAATTGATAAAAAAACTTTATCTGATTTTAAAATTAAAGCTATAGTCTTGACATATCCAGAAGTTGATTGTAAACTAGTAAAGGATATGAATTATCAAGATGAAATGGATTATATAGTTTCTCATACAGGAAGAAATGAATTTATTCGTGATTTGACATTAAAGTTAAAAAGTAATACGCTGGTATTATTTCAATATGTTGAGAAACATGGTAAAATTTTGCATGATATGATTAGTGGGGAGACAGACAGAAAAGTTTTCTTTGTATACGGCGGAACAGATACACAAACAAGAGAAGATATTCGTGCTATTACAGAAAAAGAAAAGGATGCGATCATTGTGGCATCATATGGTACTTTTAGTACTGGTATTAATATTAGGAATCTTCATAACATCGTGTTCGCAAGTCCAAGTAAGTCGAGAGTTCGTGCCTTGCAGTCAATTGGTCGTGGATTGCGTAGGAGCGATAGTAAAGTTTCGGCTACCCTTTTCGATTTAGCAGACGATTTCACTTATAAATCAAAGAGAAACTTTACAATTGGCCATTTTTTAGAAAGAATAAATATATACAATGAAGAACAATTCAATTATGAAATCAATAGGATTAAAATGAAATGACAGAAGATAATAGTACAAAAATTATAAAGCTGTCTAGTGGTGAAGAAATTATTTGTAAACTTGTTGAACCTGAGAAACCTACAAGATTTCTTATTTCAAATCCTCTTCAACTTTCCTCTGCTCCGAAAGTTACTAAAAATGGCATTGAAGAAGCAATCTCTCTAAAAAGATGGATTCATTTTGCAGAAGAAACTGTATACGATGTTCCTAAATCCCAAGTTATTCTTGTAGCAACAGCTTCAATTGGATTAGTAAAATTCTATGAACATTGTGTACATAGAATGAATCAAGAAGATGCTAATATATATTCTCCACCATCCAAAAGAGATTTAGATGGTATTGAGGATGAAGACTTATTTGATGATATGGATGATTACATAATATCATCTAAGCTTATGCATTAGATCTATTCATTCTCAAACCCAGCATAGCAAATATACCCTGTTGTCAAGAGAAAGTCAAGAGGTTTTTACAAATAAAGTTATTTTAATTTATCTATTGACAACTATTACAATATATAGTATATTATATGAATAGTTACAACTAAGTGTAACAAAAATGTGGAGTTATTATGGCTAAAAAACCAAAAGGAGCACATTATGTAAATAATGCTGAGTTCCTAGAAGCAATGAAAGTTTGGAAAGACCGTTGCAAAGAAGCAGAGGAACTAGGTGACCCACAACCACCAGTTTCAAATTATATCGGTGAATGTTTCTTGAAAATTGCTAACCATCTTTCCTACCGACCAAATTTTATCAATTATACCTATAGAGAAGAAATGATTTCTGATGGAATTGAGAACTGTTTGCAATATGCACACAACTTTAATCCAGAGAAATCAAAGAATCCTTTTGCGTATTTTACACAAATCATTTACTATGCATTCTTGCGTAGAATTCAAAAAGAAAAGAAACAACAGCACATCAAACATAAAATCATTGAAAATATGAGTGTTGATGTAATGGCAGTTGGTGAAGACATGGAACAAGCACAGTTTGTTGATTATTTACAGAAGAACTTCTTACCTGCTGAAGCTGTCTATAAACCCAAAAAGAAAAATAAGTCTGAACCAAAAGGACTTGAAAAATTTTATGATGATGAAGGTGAAGAGATAGATGAAGATAGCGCTGATAACTGATTCACACTTTGGCGCAAGAAACGATAACCTATCATTCAACGAATACTTCTTCAAGTTCTGGGAAGAGGTATTCTTTCCTTACATTGAAGAAAATGGCATTGATACGGTTATTCACTTGGGTGATGTTATGGACAGACGTAAGTTTGTTTCGTACAAGATTGCTCAAGACTTTCGCACAAGGTTTATCCAAAGATTTGTAGACAAAGGCGTTACCCTTCATATGATGGTGGGTAATCACGATACATTCTACAAAAACACAAATGATGTCAACTCTCTTGCCGAACTGGTAGAAGGAAGATACCCCAAGATCTTCATATATCCAGAGGCGATTACCATTCCGTTTGATGGCACACCTATCTGTTTCCTACCTTGGATTTGTCCAGAAAACTATGCACATACGATGGAACATATCAAAGACACCAAAGCACAAGTTGCAATGGGTCATTTGGAAATAAATGGTTTTGAGATGCACGCCGGACACTTTGCAGAAGGTGGATATGACAAACAATTCCTAAACAAATTCGACACAGTATTCTCTGGTCACTTCCATAAGAAGTCTGATGATGGACACATCTATTATTTGGGTAATACCTATCAGATGACATGGAGTGACAATGGCTGTCCAAAGGGTTTCCATATCTTTGACACAGAGACTAGAGAACTAGAACGAATCATCAACCCATTTACTATATTTGAAAAAGTATACTATGACGAAAGCATAATGGACTATAATTCATTTGATGTCTTGACATTGAAGGAAAAGTATGTTAAGATAATAGTAGTAAATAAAAAAGACTTCTATCAGTTTGATAGATTCATTGATAAGGTACTTTCTGAATCTGGAGCCCATGAGGTAAAGATTGTAGAAGACTTTAGTGAATTGGATGCGTCTAATGTTGATGATGCAATCGTAGAGAATGCAGAAGATACTATGACACTCCTTGAGCGTTACATTGATGAACTTGATGTGACATTGGACAAGAAAAGACTGACTAATATGATGAAGTCGTTGTATGTAGAAGCGAGTGATTTGGAATTATGACCCCACCAGATAG